GAGAGAAAGGGCGGCGTAATCAAGAACAAAAAACTTGAGTTCGCTTTCATGATGAGACGCATGACAGGAATTGCACCCAAAGGATGCAAATCACAGGACGCACGTTATCGGCACGAGTTCGCATGAACAGTCTAGCACACACCCTGTCCGAAATGACAGGGTTTTTTATGGGTTGCCGATATTGGGGGTGTGCCGAGCAAAAACGAAAAGAGCTAACCTACAAAAGTATCCCAACGACATATAAATATTTCCCCAGAAAAAAATTATGAGAAAAGGTCAACGACTACATCCTGCCACAACACGTGGACAGTATAATACATACGCCTCCCAAAGGAAAAGGAAGGAGAGGTCTGAGAGAAAATACATAAGATCACAAAAACGCCCACAGGGATTTCCAAAGACACGAAGGAATAAAAAGTATTCTTTATTCTCAGCAATCATTGACATGATTGAACGTCTCGCTAAATATCTTTACAGACTATTTGCAAAATGAAAAGTTCTGTGCTAGAATTTAGAAAAATTTTTCCTGGTAAAAAATGACTGAAAAACCCGAACTACATCCTGAAGAGGTTCATAACGAACTTCTAAAGAATCCGAAGTATGCAGTGTATACACACGAGAAGCAAATCAATAGGATAATAGAAATACTTGAAGAGTTATCAGAAAGAGTAGTAGCATTAGAAGATAAGTTTCTGAACTTAGATTTAGATGTAAGATTCAGTAAGACTTCTAAGATAGATGGTCCGCCCGAACCCCCTGAAACCTATGGAACGTAATACATACGAAAGAATATTAGACAATTTTGAACAATTCTGTGACGAGTTTGAAGTTGCAGCAGCAGAGAGATTCTCAGGACAAGATAATGACAGCAGACAACCAATTGACAATGCAGAAGTTCAACGAGAAACTCCAACAATTGTCCGAGAGGTTAAGCATGATGGAGAAGCGGTTAACCTTATTAGAGAAACCGCAATTGATGTACCGTCCACCGAAATCTGAGGAATACTTAAGTATTGCCGAGACACTTGACTATCTACATAATAACGTAGAGGAATTAAAAGAATGGCATTCATCGCAGGAGCAGCAACAATAGATACTGTTAGTTTTTTTCCAGGTGGACCACATCCTACTCATGATGCTCCTAGTGTAACACTTTGTTTATATCCAGCAGCACCATTAGCAGGTACTCCACATATTTCACCTAATGTAAGTGTCGGACCGAAAGATGCTGCCATTCCTTTACAGATGTATGGGGAGACTCTTGGTGTCCCTGCTCCCACACCAGCAGGAGCACCTCAGATCATTCCACCCCCTCCATGCGTTCCACTTCCCAGAACTATTGAGCATGTTGTCAATAAGAAGGTCAAAATCAATGGGAGTCTTGTCGCAGTTACTGGGGATCATTCTGATACCCCGAATGGACAGTCAAGAGTCTTGACAGATATGACAATATATCCTAAAATACAATTGTGTACTAAAGTAAGTTAATATGGCACTTTATAATGATGGGCAACATGTCCTTCCAAAACCTAAGAAGACAAGACAGGGTAATTCACAGAATACGAAGCTTTCTCCTACATCCCGTAATGCTGCTAAGAAGCGTTATAGAGGACAGGGACGCTAACGCTCCGAACGCCGAAAATCTCCGAATGACTTATCAAGCATTGCCGAATGAATTACATATAAAGGATAGTCCTATAGCAGGTCAAGGTCTTTTTGCAAAAGAGGATATTGATGCTATGATGTACCTTGGTGTATCCCACGTGGTAGTTGATAAAGATATTATGCGAACCCCTTTAGGAGGGTTCGTAAATCATTCTGAAGACCCCAATTGCGTTAAATGGTATGAAGACCAAGGATGGGGTAGAATCTATTATATGAAGACTATTAAAGAGATTAAGAAAGGAGATGAGTTGTTTTTAAAGTATACATTTTATAAGGTAGGATAAAAGTCGCTAAATAACTACTGACTTCGTATATCTGTCGGTAATGGCGAATAAGTTGTCCTTTAAGGATATTAATATAACATTTAAGAAGCATCCTGTTACTAATGACTTAGTTGTTAGTAGGGATGCTTCTGCTATTAAGCAAGCAATTGTAAATTTATTGCTTACTAATAAGGGTGAGAGATTGATGAATCCTGAGTATGGATCTGATATACGAAGTTTCTTATTTGAACCTTTAGATTATGGTACATGTGCTGAACTAGAGCAATCTATTAAATATTGTATTGATGAATACGAACCAAGAATTACGATTGAAGAATTAGATTGTATACCAAACTTTGATGATAATGGATTTGATGTTGAGATGTCATATTCAATTAGAGGTTCAGATAATCCACCTACTACTGTAGACTTCTTCCTTGCAAGGACGAGATAATGCCATATACCCAGTTAAACAATTTAGACTTCGCTAATATAAAGACTGCTCTCAAAGATTACATGAGAGCACAGTCGGACTTCACAGACTATGACTTTGAAGGTTCCGTACTAAGTAACCTTCTTGACGTATTGGCATATAATACGTACTACACGGCGTTCAATACCAATATGGTAGTGAATGAACTGTTCCTTGATTCAGCGTCTCTGAGGGACAATGTAGTATCTCTGGCAAAGCAGTTAGGTTATTCTCCCAAATCAGTTACAGCACCAAAGGCAGCGATCAATCTAGATATATCTTTTGGTGGAACAGCACCTGCATCAGTTACTATTAAAGCAGGAAGTGGATTTGTTACTAATTTTGATGGTTCTTTGTATCGGTTTATACTAAAAGAAGACAACAAAGTACCTGTTGCAAATGGAGTTGCAAGTTTTACTGATATTGAAGCTTATGAAGGTTCGTTCTTAAATAATATAACTGAGGTTTCTAGTGATTCTTCTCAGAAATTTAAAATATCCAATACTGGAGTTGATACTAATACAATTAATATAAAGGTATTTGAATCTACTTCATCAACAGTATTCAGCGAATTTAAATCAGCAAGTAATATATTAGATATTGGTGCAGATGATAGTGTGTATTTTATCAACGAATCAGAAGATGAAGATTATGAAATATTCTTTGGTGATGGAATACTAGGTAAAGCACTTACACCTGGACAAGTAGTACAAATGTCCTATATTGTAACAAACGGACCTACTACCAATGGAGCACAAACCTTTACATTCAATGGTTTGATGGAAGATGAGAATGGTGCTTCAATAACAGTTCCATTTTCTGTAAGTAATATATCAACATCATCAATAGCAAGTGGTGGAGCAGACATTGAAACTATTGATAAAATCAAATACAATGCTCCTAAATTATACGGAGCACAAAATAGAGCAGTAACAACTAATGATTATAAAGCAATAGTTAGAAATTTATATCCAGCAGTTAGCGACATCATTGTATTTGGTGGTGAGGATCAGGAACCACCTGCATATGGTAAAGTATTTCTTTCCGTAAAACCTACTGAGGCTTCTGCGTTATCAGCATTTACTAAAAATGAATTAAAGAAGGATCTCAAACAATATTGTGTTGCTTCAATTAGACCTGAAATCGTTGATCCATCTATACTACATTTAGAATTGTCAAGTGATATTTACTACAATGGTATTAAAACCAATTTACTACCTACAGAAATAGTATCAAAGGTATCAACAGCGGTAACAGATTATCTTAAAACCTCTGGTACAGAGAAGTTTAACGGAAAATTTAGATATAGTAAATTCATTAGTGTTATTGATAATGCAGACCGTGCTATCAATTCTAATGATACTGACATAATTATGAGAAAAGATTTTATTGCACAAATCAATTCATCATCATATTATGAAGTTTGTTACCAAAATTCATTTAAAAAAGATTGTGACAACTCTGTAGTATCATCTACAGGAATAACAACCTTTGAGTTTCCTAATTATACCTCGTATCTAGAGGATAGAGATGGTAAATTGGTACTATATAGACTAGATTCCATTACTAACGAGAAAATTCTATTAGATGATTCAGTTGGTATTGTAGATTATGATAAAGGTGAGATAATGATCACTGATTTTACTATCTTGAAGGGTACTTTCTCAGATAATCGTATTGAATTACGAGTGAAACCTGCAAATAAAGATATTGAAGTTAAGCGTGAGGCATATCTAGATGTAGATGTGTCAAAGAGTAAATTCGTTGCATATAAAGAAGAGTAGATGCTAAAGACTGCGAATAAGATCTCCTTTCTAGTTGATCAACAATTACCTGATTTTATAAACGAAGAGTATGAACTGTTTGGTAAGTTCATACAAAAATATTATGAGCAATTAGAAATCTCAGGGCAACCATTAGATATTGTCACGAACTTATCAAGTTATCGTGATATTGATTTTTATGAGAAGAATATATTAAAGCAGAGTACTACTGTAGTCGGATTGATTAGTGATACAGATACTACTATCACTGTTGATGATGCAACTTCATTTCCAGAGTACGGTGGGTATGTTAAAATAGATGATGAGATTTTATTTTACAAGAGTAGAACTGATACACAGTTAAAAGAAGTTAGTCGTGGAATAAGCGGAAATACACAACTTGGTGATTTGTATTCCGCATCTACATTTGTTACTTCTCAAGCATCCAGTCATACCAATGGATCTCAGGCACATAATATCAGCAATCTTTTTCTGTATGCCTTTATAAAGAATTTTGAGAATGAGTACCTTAATGAATTTCCAGAAGAATATTTAAATACTGGTGTTGATAAAAGAACTCTAATAAAAAATATTAGTTCTTTCTACAAATCAAAAGGAACTGATAAATCCGTAAAGTTTTTATTTAAGTGCTTAGTTGCTTCTGATCCAGATCCATCTATTGCATATCCACGTGATTTTACATTAAAGAGTTCTGATTCTGAATGGGTTAATAATTACTCACTTAAAGTTAAAGTTCTTTCTGGTAATGTTGATGATCTTATTGGTAAAAAAATAACACAAACCAGTGGTACACATGCTTCTGCTATTGTTGATAATGTACGTTATGATGGTAAGTATGATGGAGAAGAATTATATGAAATCATACTCAACGAAGCAAGTGTAAATGGTGAATTTTCTATTGCTACAAAAACAAAATTAAGAAATGAACTTCTAGCTACAGCACAAGTAGGAGATAGAGTTAAGGTTGAATCAACTCTAGGTTGGAAATCAAATGGCGAATTAACTATTGATGATGAAACAATTACATTTGACGAGAAGACAGTAAATACGTTTACTATTACATCAAGAACTGGTACAGGATTGTTTCCTATAGGAACTTCTGTAACATACGGATCTAATGTTGTTGGTTCTGGTGTAAAAATACTTGTTTACGGTGTGTTGTATAATGCTAATGTAAATGGTACTACACCATATTCAAATATTGGTGATGTTCTTGAAATTTCAGAACCAGGATTTGTAACAAATGATATAAGAATAGTTGATGAACAAAATAATTTAAGATGGAATGCTACGAGTACTGCTCCTAAGTCTACTCTTAATGCATCTCTAAATTCAACAATTCAAGAATTTGAAAGTAACGTAGCAGCAATATATGAAGATGGTGAGGGATATTATATTGCATCTTCTGGTTGGCCATCACATGATATTATAAGTGCAGGAACTACAATTCCATCTAATATACAAGATCAGAATAATCTTAAGATTATTAGAAAGACACCTATTTCTACAACTGAGACTTATGAGACTAAGTACAGAGATGTAGGTATTGCTACTAATGGAATTCCTTTTCTAGGTTATAAAGATGAAGATGTTGTGTATGGTGGAGGACTACAGAAAATTGATGTTGTTGAAAAGGGAAATGGATATGTCACATCTCCTTATGTTTTAGTTAATGGCATTTCTACTGTTGCAATCAGTAATCTTGCTGGACAAGTTGTTGAATCAATAAACATTTCAAATGCTGGTGATTATAGTTCCATACCAGTAGTTGAGATTGTGTCTGGCAGAAATGCTACAGCACAAGCTGTTGTTACAAATGGAAAGGTTACTAGTATTAATGTTATTAATGCTGGTGAGTTTTATTCATCTCCTCCTGTAGTTAGAATAACTGATAATGTAGGTAAAGGTAGATTTGCTGAGTTTACTGCTGATATATCAAGTACAGGTATTATTACTGGATTTACATTAGTTACTGCTGGTAATTATTATACTCAAGATAATATTCAAGTAGATATTATTTCAGTTGGTAGTGGAGCAAGTGCTACTGCAACTATTAGAGAGTGGAGAAAGGATAAGTATTTTATCAACAGTAGTAATTTAGATTCTGAAAATGGTTACTTCTTTAAAAACTTTAATATTCAAAAAGGATATGGATATGCTTATTATGCATCTCCTACTACATTAAGAGTAAATGATACTGGATCTGTTCATTCACCTATCTTAGGTTTTGCATATGATGGTAACCCCATATATGGTGCTTATGGTTATACAAACTCACTAGATGCAACAAGTACTGTTACTAAAATGTCTTCTAGTTTTTCTAAGAATAGTGATAGAGATGGAGGTCCATCTGTAACAACATATCCAATAGGAACATTTATTGATGATTATACATTTGTTGATGGTTATGGATCTTTAGATATTAACAATGGTCGTTTTTGTATCACACCAGAATATCCAAATGGAACATATGCGTATTTCATTACAGTAGATTCTTCCAATATTCCTATATTCCCTTATATCTTAGGTAAAAATTATTATTCTCTACCATTAGATTCTAATTATAATTCTAACATATCTCAATATGATTTGCCAGTTAATTCTAATAGGTATAGGAGTTCTGGTGTTAGTAAGAATGGTGATAAGACATATGCTACAATTAAAGATGTAAGTAGAGGTACTGTATCATCTGCTACAATTGCTAGTAGTGGAGATAATTTTTCTGTAGGAAATAAAATAGTTGTTGATGATACAGGTACAGAAGGTTATGGTGTATCTGGAGAGGTAGATTCTGTTAAAGGAAAATCAGTATCATCTATTGAATCACAAGCAACCAAATCTTTATTTGTTGAATTAAGTAATACTGCGTATCTTTTTAGTGGAAATACAATTACACAAGCAGTAACAGGAGCTACAGGTGAGATTGTGGGAGATGTATTTTCAAGTAATAAATTTGGTCTGCGTAATGTAACAGGTACTTTTAATAGTACAGATGTACTATCTTCAAGTACTAATGTTTTAAACTTAATTTTAGATACCAATTCTTCTTATAGTAAAGGAGCCACTATTTCTCTAAGTGATGGTATCAATGCTGCTGTTGCTACAGGAGAAGTTCTTGAGAATACTTCAGCACAAAATAGTGTGAAGGTTAAGGTTTTAACAGGTACTTTTAATGTTTCTACTATTCTTTTCTTAACTAGTTCAGATTTAATTAATACTACAGGATCAAAAATTGTTTCTATATCTTCTTTAGCAGAAAATCTTATTATTTTTAATATACAAGATAATGTAGCATTATTAAAAACTTCTTTGCCACATGGTGTTGCTGTTGGAGAAAAAATTGATATTGATATAAATCCAGATGATTCTGTTAGTACTACAACATATTATGTAAGAAAAAGAATATACCAAGAAGCAGTTGTTAAGATCCCAGTTATATCAAGGGTTCTTAGCGATACTGGTGTTGGTAAAATTAGTGTTGTAAATGGTGGTGGGGATTATACTGCTGGTACGTATAATGATATTGTATTGAATGGTGGAGCAGGAGAAGATGCCAAAGCAACTATAATTGTTTCTGCTGCTGGTCTTGTTAATAGTGTTACTATTACTGATAAAGGAAAAAATTATAAAAAATTTGATATTCTTAGTGTTTCTGGCACTGCATTGAGTAAAGCAGGTTCATCTACTAAACCAGATTTAAAGATTCTTGTAGATCATGTTGGATTATCTGCTGATGAAGTTGTATTAACTGTTGATAGTAGTATTGGATTTACTAATGGTGATTACATCACTATAGGAAGTGAGGTACTTAAGATTAATCAAGTATTAGTTGATGCACAGGATCAGATTACTAATAAATTAAATGTTTCTAGAGGACAAAAATCAACAATAGCAGTTGATCATTTTGATGGTGCTATTGTATCTGTTTATGATAATGGGTTTAATATTCCTGTTGGACATTCTCTTGGTACTGATGATGGAGATGCAAATGTTATATCATACACACCTTCAACTCAAAAGTTAGTAGTTGCTTGGGATTATGATAGGAATTTAACAGGTCAGAATAAAATTAATCCTATTGCAGCAAGTACAGTATTTTATGATAATAGTACTAACAACACTACTGTTGGTACAGAAGGTAAGAAGTTAGTATCTATAGCATCTTTTACAGATCCTGTAGTATCTTTTGAATTCTCTTCTGATAATACTACGTTTATAAGAAATCCAAATATTGATATAAAAGAATACTACAAATATAAATTTGATACTAGTCATTCTTCAATGATTGGAGTTGGATTTGATATTTCTCCTAGTAAGAATTTTAATCTTGTTACTCCAGAAAGAGTTATTAATTCTGATAACCTTGATATTAAACTTGGATATGGATCAAGAGTATTAACTAACACTCTTACTACTAAGCAAAGTATTCAATATAAGAAGTATTATTATTACGATAGAGATGGGATAGTAGAATCGGGAGGTTCTTATTTGGATGTCATTGTTGATCCTCTACAAGGAGAGAAAGAAGCATTATATGTAACATCTGATACTATTTTATATTCAACTGGTGTCAAGGCATCTCATGATGGAAATGGAACTATAAAATATACATCAACTTCTTTATTTTCTGTTGGTGAAATTAATTCAATTAAAATAATCAATATTGGTGTTGATTATAAAAAGATTCCCATTGTAACTGGAATATATGACTCTTTAGGTAATATTGATACTAATGTTAAATGTTATTTAATAAGTGATAATATTGGTATTCCATTAACAATTAGTATTGATAATAACGGTGGTTCTTATCATAATGACCAGACAATTAAATCTACTATTAGATCAAATTACATTTTAACATTATCTAATGTATTGGATGATGCTTTTACTTTAGGTGAAACAGTAGTACAAAAATCTGGTTCTACAGAAACAGCAAGAGGAAGAGTAACTTCTTGGAGAGAAGGATCTAATATATTAGTTCTTGATAGAATTATAGGATCTTTTAGAGATAATCAAATTATTACTGGATTGGCAAGAAGAAATACAGCAACTGTTGAGAGTATTGATTATTGCAATTTTGATCCAGTGATTAAAACTTATTTTGATAACTTAGGAAGATATCAATCTGATTATGGTAAAATTGGTGATGTTAATCAGAAAATACATGATTCCTATTATTATCAAGATTATTCATATATTGTAAAATCAAAAACTCCAATTAATGTTTGGAGGCAATTAATTAAGGAAACAACTCACCCAGCTGGGTTCCAATTATTTGGAGAGGTTCTTATTGAATCTACTGGTCAAAGTGTGATGACAGGAAACACTAATACTAGTAGAATAAGTGTTTTGCAACTCTGGAATACTGGTGTAAATAAGATCACTATTCAAAGTACCAGAAGGCAAATTACTCAACATATTATAACTACTCAGTCTACAGTTGTTGAGAAGGGTGTTGGTTCTGTATCATTAGATGCTGTCAATACTTCTGAAGTTAAATCTACTCCTATAAAGTTAACTCCTGAATTTGATGGAGCACTTTCAAATAAAGGTAATTTGCATGGAAGAAAAACATTTAATATATTAAATCATATTGGAGATCCTATTACTCCATATAATGCTCAAACACTTACTATTACTCTTGATGGTATATTACAAGAACCAGGAGTTGCTTATACTATTTCAGGAAGTCAAATAACATTTGCACAACCACCATTGGGAGCATCAACAAAGGACGGACAACCAGTACCTGGTGTTAGATTTTATGGAAAGCATTACCAATTCAAGAGAGATAGTTTAAATGAAAGATATTTCAGAAAGATCAGAAATATCTTCCAGAAAGGTGGTAGATGGATAGATGCTGCTAACCAAATTGAAAAAAATAAAGAATTTATCCAATCTGAAACTATTGGTTATCTCAAGAATAAGTATACTGCTATAACATGGAATACTACTGAATCTAAGTGTTTTAGAGATATTGGATTAATTGTTGATGCAGTAGCACATGATATAAGATTTGGTGGAAATCAAAGTTCTTTAGAAGCTGCTGAAAAGTATTTTAATAATGGTCTTTTTGATTATATTCAGGGAGAACTTGTTGAAACTATAGATGGATATGAGTTTGCTATTGATCTTGCTAAGAAAGGAATTAATAATGAACTTACTACAGGAACATTTACAACAGTAGAACCATATGCAAATAATAATATAATAATTGACACAGATCCAAATAGATGTGCTGATGTTATTGCTGCTTTGGAAACATTATATGGTGTTATAAAAGCAACTATGCAAACTGGAGTTGGTACAGTAGCATTATCAAGAGCAGATTATATTGATGGTAAGAATACAATATTTGAATTGTATTATGAAGATGGAATAGGTGTTGCAACAGAGAAGAATGAAAATTTATTCATTGCTCTTAGTGGAGTCTTGCAGCATGATTCTGCTTATAGTATTGATAGAACATCTGTACCAAATAAGGTAGTATTTACAAGTCCACCTTTATGGGGTCAGGGAGATAACACAAAGACACTACAAGAACCTTTAGCAGTTGATAGATTCTTTGCTCATAGTATAGGTAATTACTTAAGATGTGAAGTTGATAAGTATGCTATACCAAATGGGTCTCCTGGTCCTTTTGCAATTTTAAATTCTGATAAAGAAGTGGTAAGTGTTGATGATAGTACATTTGTACTAGTTTTTATTGATGGAGTACTTCAAAGAGATAAAGATTCATATGTTATCAATGGACCTACAATTACATTCTCTAAAAATATCTTTTCTGATAATAATGTTGAGATTATTTACCTTTATGGTAGAGATCTTTCACAAAGTATAACTTTATATGACTATGAAAGAAATCAGTATTATAATGAGATTGTAATAACTTGCAATGCAGGTTCTGCTAATGATTTTGCTGATTGGAAGAATTGGTTTGGTGCTACTAAGGATGCACCAGTTAATCAAGTGGCATATCAGAAGATTGGTGGTGAACAAAGGTTTATTGGTAATGTAAGAGATTACACAACAACTAATCAAAGTTTAATTATTACTATTGCTGGACACAATCCAGATATGGATAGTTCTAATATATTCTTCTCTAGAGCAGATGATTATAGTAATGAGTATGAATTAACAGGTACAACTGATACAGTTGACGTTATTAAAGATGGACTTGAGCATAGGTTACAAAGAGATACATCTAGTTGGTTATATGGTACTAAGAGAGCAGATGAAGCATTCTATGAAAAATCAAAGAATCGTGCTAATTTAAATCAAGGTGATTTAATCAAAATTAATGGAGAAGGTTCTTGGAGAACTATTAAAGAGTTGCCACAATACTTATCATCTAAAACATATATTGATGGTGATGATCCTTCAAACAATTTCTATGGATCTGTTAATTCCACTAATTATAATGGAGATACATTTGGTATTGGACTTAGTGTTACATGTACCATTTCTAATGGAAAGGTGGATAGTATAAGTTGGGATAGGAATAGTCCAAGAGGATATGATCATACACCAATACTTCATTTTATTCCTATAGATCAGAATGGTGGTGGAGCAAGAGCAGAGGTTATTGTTAAGAGTGGTTCTGTTGTTGATATTGTTCTTACTGATGGTGGTTCTGGGTACACAGATGCACCTAAAGTTGTAGTTGCAAAGCAATATGATTTAATAAAGAAACGTGGTAGAAAGATTGATCCTTTTGTTACTCTCAATGTTAAGAAGGATACAGAAGTTAAGATGTGCTGTATTTCTGTTGAATGGTCATTTGAAAAAGATGGCGGTGGTGGAGGCGGCGGAGGCGGCGGCGGTGGTGGAGGCGGTGGCCGAAAACCAGGAGACGCAGTAGTTGCTCAAATATCAGGATCACTAACAGTTGATTTTGATAGTCATATTCAAATAACTTCTGTTCTTGATCCACTTCATGTCAATTCTGGTGCTACATTAGCAGTATTGGATGAGACATGCCGTTATTGGCCAACATATATTACTTCTGTTACTGTACCTCCAGCATTAGATGGATATAAACAGAAACTAACCGCTATTATTTCACCACACATTTCCGTATTGATGGGATTACCAACCTTCTACATAGATGCAGAAGGTAATCGCCGTGTTACTCCTCCTGATGGACCTCCAGGTGGAGGAGGAGGTGGAGGCGGTGGAACAGGTCCAGGAGATCCAAGTGTGGGTAAAGTAACTATATACGAATTAGGGTTTGTAGATCATAGGTTCTTTAATACTCCAGCATACCCTTCCATTCCTAACTTAAACAATACCACGTTAAGACCAACATTCATGATGTGGGAAAACGCTAAGTTTATGGACACTGGTAATGTTACATCATCACATTCTGGATTACCTGTTTCCGCATATACAGTTGAGGAGTTTAATCGCTATGGTTTTGATCTAGCAGACTTCTTAGATAATGCGAAATCAGGATTTGCAGATGCTGGATATGCATTTAATATTGGATATCCAACTATAAATTATTATTTGACACAATTACAAACATCAGATTTACCAAATGAAAGTGGTGGTGGATACGTTGCTACCAATGCAGTTGTATACGTACAATCTACTACAAACTTCCCTTCTACAGGGACTATATTAATAGGTAAAGAACAAATTTCTTACACAGGTAAGTTAAGTGATCGTTTTACAGGATGTACACGAGGTGTTAATGGTTCACCTATCGTAGAGCACAACATAGGAGACTTCCTTAGAAGTGCGTAAATAAATACGTATAAATAAACCAGATTCAGTCTTTAAAAAACAAGAGTATTAGACAATGGCAGCTATTATTTCAGAAAAATTTAGAATCTTCAATGCGAAGCAATTCTTAGAGTCTTTAGGTGAGGCAGCACCAACTAACATGTATTTCTTTGTTGGTCGGCCTACCAGTTGGTATAGTTATGTTGAAATTTCCAATCCTACGGGAACATGGGATACAACTAACACAATAGATGGTGGACCACTTGCAGGAGCAAGTGTTGTTGCTATCTATGATAATAGTCTATTGTTATCCACTACAGCGTCTACTGCTGCTCCTACCGCAGGTAGTACATTGACACAAGCAGTTAGTGGTGCTACTGCTAAGATAAGAAGTTTTAGATATGCGACTGAAGATGCTCCTCCTGCTCCTCTAGACAATCAAACAGAAAAAGCAAGAGTATATGATGATATCATTGCTGCCAAGCGAATCATCAGTGATCAAGCTCGTCACGTTGCTCCTCGTTACAACTGGAGTTTAACAACAAATCCTAAGTTTGACATGTATCGTCCTGATTACTCTGCAACACCAGCTGGTGGTGGAGCATTGGGTGTACAAACAGCATTAGGTAGTTCTTCATTGTCTGGATCTAAGTATTATGTAATGAACTCTAATTATGAGGTATTCAAGTGTATCTACAATGGTACAAGTCCTGCTAGTCCAACTGGAACAAATGTTCAGTTTGAACCTAAGAAGACACCTTCTGCTGGTGAAGGAGCATATTCTAACGGAATATACTCTGAAGGAGTAGCAAATGGATATGTATGGAAGTATATGTACACCCTTTCAACAGGTGAGGTTATTGCTTTCTTGTCTAGCGACTTTATGCCAATTGGAACCTATGATGGTCCTGCTGCTGTTTCTGGTGCTGTACATGTAGCATTAGATGGTGGCAACAGTGCTGCTCTTCCTGCTACTTCCACTTTCTATGTACCTATTGATGGAGATGGAACTGGTGGTATAGTTAAGATTGTTACTACTGCTGGTGGTGCAGTAAGCACTGTTGAGATAGAAGATGCTGGTAGTGGTTATACTTATGCGAATGTTCGTGTAGTTGATGGCAATGCTTTCCAAGATTCTGCTCTAAGTGCTGCTGTTGGTTCATGGCCAGCTGCTGCTACTGCACACATAGTTGCAATACTTTCACCTGAAGGTGGTCACGGTGCTGATCTACCATCTGAATTCTATGCTAAGAGAGTTATGACGAATATTCGTCTAACTTATGCAGAAGGTTCTGGTGATTTCCCTGTTGATAATGATTTCCGTAGAATCGGAATTATCCAAGATCCTGTAGATTGGGGAACATCCACTAAGTCTACAGCAACTACATTGCGTGGTACTTTTGCTTTAAAGATTACTAACCCATCAGCAGATTATGTTCCTGATGAAGTTATTACTCAAGCTGGTACAAATGCAAAGGGTACTGTTGTTTCTTATGACAGCACCAATAAAATTGTAAAATATTTCCAATCCCCTGAACTTCATACCCATGAGGGTAAAGTTGTAGCATTTAGTGGAACAGGTAATGTAACTGGTGCTACTTCAACAGCAACTGGTGCAGTTGATGATACACAAGATACAGCACTTGCTGATATCGCTTTCACTGACGGCATTGCAACTCCTGAAATTAAACCTGACTCTGGAGATATCGTATACATAGAGAACAGAAGACTGATTACAAGAGCTCCTGACCAGATTGAGGACATCAAGCTTGTAATTGAATTCTAATCTACCAAATCCAAGTTAGACGAAAAGTGAGATGCCTCAGAAGACAAACCTTAACGTAGCTCCATACTACGATGATTTTGCACAAGATAAGAACTTCTACAAGGTGCTCTTTCGCCCTGGATATTCAATCCAAGCGAGGGAGTTAACCCAGTTACAGTCTATTCTGCAAAATCAGATAGAAAGTTTTGGTAAATACAATTTCAAGCAGGGTGAATTAGTCATTCCTGGTGAGGTTGGTCTTAACAATAAACTAAATTTTGTTAAATTATCTTCTGTATCGGAGATTCCTACTAATGTTGATGGGAATATAGTATATAAAAAATATGATATATCTTTATTAAAAGGTGAGAGATTAAAGGGTTTAACTTCTGGAGTTGTTGCTAGTGTTATTGATGCGAAAGTAGCAACAGAAACTGCTTCTGATGTTGTTTATGTTAATTATATTAATAGTGGTGATGCTGGAAATGAAGAATCTTTCCGTCAAGGTGAGACCCTAGAGGTCGTAGATGGCGTTAATACACCACTCTTAGTGGTTGGAACCGATGGAAGTGTACTTCCTACTACTATTTCTATTACTAGTCCTGATACAGGTGAAACAACCTCGTTAGAGAGTCCTGCAATGGGATATGCTTCTGCTGTTAAAGTAGAAGAAGGAATTTATTTTGTAAATGGATATTTTGTAAGAAACTCAGAACAACTTTTAGTAGTTGACAAATATTACAACAAGCCATCATCAAAGATAGGATTTAAAATTGTAGAGAATATTGTCTCAGCAGAATCAGATGAGTCTCTATTTGATAATGCAATTGGTTCAACTAATTATAGTGCTCCAGGTGCAAATAGGTTAAAGATTGATTTAACTCTGGTACAGTATGAATATAATGCTACTACAGATAAGAATTTTATTCAATTACTTACTGTTAAATCTGGTTCTATACAGAGTCAAGTAGTACAAACAGACTACAATCTTCTTGAAAAGACCTTAGCAAGAAGAACTTATGATGAATCAGGAGATTATGTTGTTGATAACTTCTCTCTAGATGTAAGAGAATACTACCAACAAAATGGAAATTTTGGTGTGTACTCTGTTGATGAATTTGGAATGGTCAATGGATTAACAACAACAGAAGCACAGGATAAGTTAGTAGCAAGTGTTGGTCCTGGAAAAGCATATGTTAAAGGATATGAAGTTGTTAATAAAGAAACAAAATATTTAAATGTTAGTAAAGCAAGAGAAACTCTTGATAGATCTGATGTTCGCTTAAAAACTTCTGGATTGCCAACATATAGAGTAAATAATACTTTTGGTACAATACCAGTAAATGCTGATGGAGCAGAATTAACTGCATATCCTAATGTTTTTCTATGTTCAACATTTAATGATGGAACAATTGGATTAAATGATACAGAAGCAGATACTGCTGATAAACAGACTGTAGATCGTAGAGGACAGTATTTTGATCTAGATGCAGGAATTAAAACAATATATGTTGAAGTAAATGATAGTTATAATATTAATAGTATAGGTGGAGCTTCTTCTGGTCCAGTAGGAACTTTCATTAGTAATGGTGCTGCTGATGCTAATAGAACTGCTGGAACATATACAGGTGTTGCTATTACCACTGACAAAGCAGGTACTGGAGCAACATTTGATGTTGTAGTTGATGCTAATGGAGTACCAGCTATTACTATAGCAAATGGTGGATCTGGATATGTATTTAATGAGATACTTACTATTTCAGATTCAGTTCTTGGTGGTGGAGGTGGTGTAGATATTTCTCTTACTGTTAATGGAATTGCTGGATCTACTGATAATAATGAGAAGAGATTAGAAGCATTGTCAGAAATATGGTATATTATTTCTCATGGAACTGCTTCAACTCCAAAGACTGTTGGATATGTAAAAACTATTGGTTTATCTGTTGTTAATAGAATTGAAGTTGATCCAGATACTTCAAAAACTTTTTTAGAATTAACAATTACTGGAAATAAAGAAAATTTAGATAAGTTATTTCTAGAGTATGACAACGCAGATACTGGTAAGCAGATGAAAATCTTCTTAACAAAAGAACTTGCAGAGGGAACAAATAAGATACCAGTAGGTCATATTGTTGATTATAACGAAACTGCTACACCTATTATTGGTATGACAAAACCAAGTAATGTTAGTTTACTTGAGAGAGGAGATGGATTCAATCCAGATATAGATGTTGTTGTATCTAAGGGTCGTCAATCTAATGGTGATCCAGTTTATAATAGTACATTTGGACTATCTTACTTTGATCCCCAATTCTTTACTAAGATCACTCTAGACAGTTCAATTCCTACAGGTGGATTTACCACAGGACAATATGTTTATGGTATCCAGAGTGGTGCATATGGTGTTATAGAAGGATCATCTGATAAAGCATATAGTAGACATAAGACTTTAATGGTCAAAACTTTATTTGGAACATTTAAATCTGGTGAACCAATTAAAGATGAAGGAAATAATATTCTTAAGATTGCTAAGGATAATACTATTTCTCACTTTATTGTTAATAAGAGAGGTCTTGGTTACATTGATGGTACGTATTTAAGGATTGATGGTGTTGATTATGATATATCAAAAATTAAATTAGATATATCTGGATTAACAATTGTTAGTGCTTCTATAGTAAATAGAGAACTTGTTAATACTGAATATTCAAAACCACCTGTAATAAATGTTGTACAAGGACCTACTGGTTCTGCTGTAACTAATGGTGCTGTTGTTACACCAGTTCTCGTTAGAAATGCAGTAACAACATACAATCCACAGAATGTTAAATCATTTTTCTCTGAATTTGGTTCTGGCAACAGTAATAAGTATACTGCTGATATTGAAGTAAATAAAGAAAAGTATGCTGAAGTTAAATCTGTTACTGATTTTACTTTTAGTGGTGTACAAGGTAAGAAATTTATTGAGTGTAATGGATTTGGTGGTGATAGTACAAAAGTACTACAGCAAGGAGATTTGATACAGTTTAGTGACATAACTGATACAACTCGCCGTGCAATTGTACAACAAGCAACTAAACCATCTGGTGTACTTAAATCAAGAATATATCTTAATAGATCTCTTCCTGCTTCTGTGAACAATAGTAGTGTTGTTAGGGTACGTCCTGCAATTTCTAACTTTAATCAAGGAACTCTTCTTTATAAAACTGGAACGAATCAAATCAGTTCTTTAGTTGCTAGTAGTTCAGATTCTAAAATATCTTATTATTTAAGAAGAGATTTTGTAAGACAGGGTAGTGGATTAACAAATGGTGGATTCTCCTTTGCTGCTCAATTAGAATATGGAACACAAAGATTTGTTTCCTTTAGTGAAAGTAATTTCTTAGTTACTGTTATTGATCCAGGTGAAACATCAGGTACTTCTTTAATATCTAAAGGTGATGTAATTTACATCACTTCAGAGCAGGTAAGTATTGCATCTTCAATTGATTCTGCAAGTGGATTAACTTCTGGTAGTGTTACTTTAAATCTTCCAGATAATTATTTTGGTACAGCATCAAATACCTATAGTAAGTTTCCAACATTAAAATTAACTGCTACATTAGAAGTCACAAAGGCAAAACCAAGACTTAAGACATCAGTTGCAAATAAGAGAATTGTTATTACATCTACAGGAGATAGTGTCATACCTTTCCGTGGTACTGACTATGATACTACATCTGTAAATGTATACACTTATGCGGATGCATATAAACTAAGATATGTTTACATGGGATCACCTACAGAGGCTCCTGTTGTAGATAAGAATGGAGTTATAGTAACTGGTACTGATGTAACAAACAGATTTACATTTGATAATGGTCAAAGAGATACAGTTTATGATGTTTCTAGATTGGTATTAAAACCAGGAGAAGAAGCACCAACAGGAAGATTGGTTATAGCATTTGATTACTTTGAGCATACTGCTGGTGATTTCTGTACTGTAGATTCATACCTACATGAAGCTGGTGTTAATTCTGATAATATTCCTACATACAATTCACCTGCATTAGGTAATGTATCATTAAAAGATGTTCTTGACTTTAGACCTAAAGTAGATAATGATGCTATTATTTCTGGATACTTGAATAATTCTCTTTTAGGTTCTGCAAATACTAGATCATTTACTAGTGGAGGTGGAGTCGTTTCAAGTACACCAGCTTCAGATAATAATTTAGAATATACATTCTCATTTACACAAACACAATATCTTGATAGGATTGACGGTGTTTTCTTAAACAATAAAGGTCAATTTATTATTAAAGAGGGAAACTCTTCACTCAACCCATCTAAACCAGATCCTGTTAATGATGCTATTGCATTGTCATATTTGTATATTCCTGCTTACACTCAGTCAGGTAAGGATGTAAGAATTACTCCAGTTGATAACAAGCGTTATACAATGCGTGATATCGGTAAGTTGGAGAAACGCATTGAGAGATTAGAATATTACACAGTGTTAAGTGTTCTAGAACAACAAGCACTTAATATGCAAATTATTGATTCTAGTGGTTCTAATCGTTACAAGAGTGGATTTATTGTTGATAATTTTGAAGCACATAATATTGGATCTTTAACATCATTAGATTATAAGTGTGGTGTTGATACCCAACAATCTGTAATGAGATCAGAATCTAAAGAGGATTCATTTAAATTAGAAGAAATTAATACTAGAGATGATCAAAGATCAATTTCTGGTTATAAGAAGACAGGAGATTTTATATCTCTTCCATATACAAATTTGAATCTATTAGGAAATTCTTTTGCTACAAGAACAATCAATCCAAATCCATTTGTTGTTCTGCAATATGTTGGTGATTCCTTTATTGGACCTAATGTAGATTCTTGGTATGATAATTCTGTTGCTCCATTAGTAACTGATAATAATACTAATCTATATTCTATATTCCTTGCAAAGAGTAAAGTTAGAAATGCTTTTGCAAGTCTTTACAATTCATATAAAGTAAATTGGATTGGAGCAAATAGATCTTTCTTTAATCTTGGATCATTTGCTGATACTAATAGTAATCTAGCAGATTCTAATGTTTCTAATGCTTCTGTTAGTAGTTCTTCAAATATTAGTCCACAGAATAATGAAATTGGTAAAGGACTTACTACTAAAGGAGTGGGTTCTAATGTTGTGTCTACTTCTTTATCATTCTTTGCAAGAAGTATTCCTGTTAAGTTTGTAATTAATCGTTTAAAACCAAATACCAGAGTTCATGTCTTTATGGAAGGACATAATATTGCTCGTTGGGTAAATCCAGATACTAGGTATACTGGTATTGCTGGTAATTCTTTATCTGCATTTAATGGATCAGTTACTACAGATGCAAATGGTAATGCCAGTGGTGTTGTATTAATACCTGCTGGACAACCACCTAGAGAAAATGCTACTTGGACTGGTGATGTAAGTACTGTATCTTATGATGATGCAGCAAATGAAGTTAGATTTACAACTGGTGTTAAAACAATTAGATTTACATCAAGTTCTGTAGATGAGAATAAAGAAAATGTAGAAACTTATGCTGAAGTTAAATATTATGCTACTGGATTAGTTCCTGAAAATCCTTCATCTATTATTTCCACATCTCCTGCATTCTTTAAATCCAATGAAGGAACTCAGGTAACTGATAGTAATACAGATAACCCAATTAGACCAAATCCTCTTGCTCAAACATTCAAGGTAGAAAACTTTGATGGTGGAGTATTTACAACAGGTATTGATTTATTCTTTAATAAAAAAAGTAGTGATATTCCAATTAGAGTTTATTTAACTGATGTAGATAATAGTAAGCCTGGTAAGAATATTATTCCAGGTACACAAAAGGTTATTACACCTGATACTTATTTAAGAGTAATTGCTAGTTCTACTCTTAGTATAACTAAAGGTGAAAAAATAACTGGATCATCATCTAATGCTTCTGGTCCAATTTCTAAAATATTTGATAAGAATAATATAGAGGTTATAGCATCAACAGATGGTATCTATAATTTAACTAGTGATCAAGTTTATACATTAGTTCTTGATAATCATACTGGTGTATCATTCCAGCAAGATGAGAATCTTACTATTCCATCTTTGATTCTTGCTAACAATACAAATAATACTACTAATACTCTTAAGATAGCAAAAGATTCTGGTAGAGTAACAGATTTAAAAATAACAAATACAGGATCTTCTTATGATTCTGCTGTTATAACAGTTGAAAGTCCTCAAAATCCAGGTGGCGGTACAGCAACTGCTATTGTAAGGGTGTCTGGTGGTAAAGTATATTACTCAGAATTAGTTCTTTCTGGATCGGAGTATACAGAACCTCCTGCCGTTGTTATAGCAGGTACAGGTACTGGTAATTCAGGAGCAGTTATTGAATCAGTAATTACTATTGATAGTCCAGCAGTGAGAATGGGTGTAGCAGTTGATGACACTACAGGTAGTGTAGTACAGTCTACAACTCCCACTAGTTTCACTTTTGATCATCCTGTATATCTACAAAATGATACTGAGTATGCTCTTGTTCTTGAGACAGACTCTATTGATTATCTTGTTTGGGCTTCTAAATTAGGTGAGGTAGAAATTGCCACTAGTACAACTGTCACATCTCAACCTGCACTTGGTTCTCTCTTCAAGTCTCAGAATACTAATGCTTGGACAGAGGATCTATTTGAAGATCTTAAGTTTTCTTTGCATCGTGCTGAATTTGATATTACAAGACCAGCAGAATTACTTCTTACAAATGAGAATACTGGGTTTGAAATTCTTGATGTAAATCCAATAGTAACAAATGCTTCAGCAGAATCTGGTGCTACTTCTAGTTTATTTAAGAATAACAACTATAAAGTTAAAGTACATCATTCAGATAATGGATTTGATTCTGATGGTAAATCTTATGTGTTCTTTAAAGGATCAAAAGATGTTGGTGGTATCACAGCATCATCAATAAATTCTGATTTATATCAGGTTACAAATACTAGTGTTGATAATTATATTATTACATCTGCTACTAGAGCATCTTCCAATGCTATAGGTGGTGGTACAAATGTACTAGCATCATATAATAGAAAGTTTGAAAAAATACATGCTATTGTTCCTAACTTATCATTTACACAAACCAGTCTAAATGCTTCTATTAAGACAACAAATATTAGACCAATAGATGATGCTGTAGGTACATTTACATCATACAGTCAATCAAATTATGAAAAGACTTTCTTGAATGAAGATTTCTTCTTTATTAATCAAAAGTTAATTGCTTCTAGAATTAATGAATCAATTAATAATATTGATAGATCTATAACATATAAGATTGATCTTACAAGTACAGTGTCTCATCTTTCTCCAATTATTGATCTTTCTAAAGCTTCTATAAAAACTATTTCTAATAGAATTGAGAATTCTACAGGACAAGAAGATAGATTTGGACGTAGAGATCAAGTTCTTGAGTTTTATCCTGTTTATGAATTTACAGTTGAAAATACACATACTACTCAGAGTGTTGGTTCTGGTAACACAACAACAATTGCTGCTGTAGAAAATAGTGAAGTTGAATTGCAAACAGTAACTGGAGTAACAAGCAATGCTTCTGGTTACATTGTTAAAGTAGATGGAACGAAAATAACAGTAAATATTAAGACAACAAATGTTTTCCAACCAGGAGAAACACTGAAGTTTGGTGATCAAACTTATTTAAATGATGATGGTACTAGGAAGGTTTCTGTTTCTGTAACTAATGATATAGATAAAAAAACTCCTGTCTTCCCTAATACAACAGCAATTACTAAAGTAACTGCAAGAAGTTCAGAAGGATTTACAAATACTTATGATAATAAGATTGATGCTGCTATTGTTATTTGGGATAGCAAGTTAGGAAAACTTACTGTTACTAATAACAAGCAACCAATTGATAATGATTACATGAGTAAATCTGGTAGTACTACTTCTTTAACAAGAAGTTCTTCTGTAAGCACTCAAGGTGAAGATATCTTCCGTGTTGGTGATTTTATTTCATACACAGGACAAAATGCAGATGAAGTAGCATTTATTCAAGTATCTAAAGTATCATATACAGATGGTGTTGATTATATCTCGGATATTAAATCTAAAGATAGTTCTTCAATTGCTAAGTATGTAACTAAAGAAGTTGCAATTCAAAATCCAGCAACAGGAATTAATGTCAAGATCACTGCTAATACAAGTGATATTAACAATATTGGGATCCTATATAGAATAAAGAAATCTTCATCTCAAGAGAATTTTGAAGATATTGAATGGGTATACTTTAATGATACAGGTCTACCAGATGTTAATGTTATTGCTACCTCAGAAAATTCTGTCAGTAGTATTACAGAAAAACAATCATCATATCAAGAATTGACTTATAGCGTTGAAGATCTTCCTGAGTTTTCATCATTTGCTGTGAAGATTATTATGAAATCACGTAACCCTGCTTT